AACCGTAAAGAACTTCATGAGTGTGGGCAATCAGACCCAGGCTGTAGATTTCAATAAAGCAAAACTAACACTTGTATTAGGTGAAAACTTAGATCAAGGTGGTGACGATAGTGGATCACGTAATGGCACTGGTAAAACAACAATTATTAATGCACTAAGTTATGCATTATATGGTACTGCACTTACAAACATTAAACGTAACAACCTTATTAATAAGACTAATAGCAAAGGTATGGTTGTTTCGCTTGATTTTGAAAAGGACAATATACAGTATAAAATAGAACGTGGAAGATCTCCGACATTTTTTAAGTTTTTTATTAATAATGAAGAACAAGTAGATGACGAATCGCAAGGTGATAGTCGTAAAACACAGGAATATTTGAACGATTTATTAGGTATGAGTCACGATATGTTTAAGCATATTGTTGCATTAAACACATATTCTGAGCCGTTTTTAAGTATGCGAGTTAACGATCAACGTGCTATTATTGAACAATTACTTGGTATTACTATTCTTAGTGAAAAAGCAGACAATTTAAAAGAACAAGTTCGTAATACTAAAGATGCAATTACACAAGAAACGCTAAAAATTGAAGCAACGCAAACTGCTAACAGTAAAATTGAGTCAACTATTGCAAGTTTGCAAAGCAATCAAAAAGCATGGCTTTCAAAACGTACTACTGATACAATAAAACTAAAAGAAGCCATTAACGAATTAGAACATTTAGACATTGAGGTTGAATTAGAATCGCATGAAAAACTGTCTAATTGGAATGAACATAATAATGCTATTTTAGCCCTTAAGAAAGAGCTTAGTACATTAGAGCCTGCACTACAACGTGCTGATAAAAGTGTTGATAAGTTAACTAAAGATATTGCAGATTTAGAAGATGCTAAATGTTATACCTGTGGTCAAGATTTACATGCAGATAAAAAAGCAGAAATTGCAGAACGTAAGAAAAAAGAACTTGAAGATGCACTAGCATATCAAACAGAAATAAGTGGTAAACTTTTAGAGGTTACAAAAGGCTTAAAAGACATTGGTGATATTAATGGTAAACCTAGTGTGTTTTATGATACTGCTAAAGAAGCATATGAACATAGACAAAATGTTGACAGTCTAAAGCAGGCATACGAGTCTAAGAAAGATGAACAAGATCCGTATGAAGCACAAATTAATGAACTTAATGAAAGTGCAATACAAGAAATTGATTGGACGCCTGTAAACGAACTTACAACATACAAAGAACATCAAGACTTTATGTTAAAACTGTTGACAAACAAAGACAGTTTTATACGTAAAAAGATTATCGAACAAAACCTAATGTATCTTAATAATAGACTTACATACTATCTTGATAGATTAGGATTGCCACATCAAGTTGTATTCCAAAACGACTTAGTTGTTGAAATTACACAACTTGGTCAAGACTTAGACTTTGATAACTTGTCAAGAGGCGAACGTAACAGACTTATATTAGGTTTGTCGTTTGCATTTAGAGATGTTTGGGAAAGTTTATATCAGAACATTAACTTGTTGTTTATAGACGAGTTAATTGATAGTGGTATGGATACAGCAGGTGTAGAAAGTTCATTAAGTGTGCTGAAGAAAATGGCACGTGAACGTGAAAAGAACATTTATTTAATTAGTCACAAAGACGAACTTGTAGGTCGAGTAAACACAATACTAAAAGTTGTTAAAGAGAACGGTTTTACAAGTTATGAAAATGATGTAGAAGTAGTGGAATGATAGACGACGATACACATGACAAGTTAACTAAGGCTTACATGGAGTACTTTAAATCTAACGAGGCTTACGAGTCTCGTAAATCGCACAGAACTCATGCTAGTAGCAGACGCTGGTTAAGAGAAATTAGAAGTCTTGCAAAAACAAGAATGGAAGAGATACACGACACGTATCAAACCAAGAAACAGGCAGAAAAACAAGGCAAGTAATAAGTATCACTATGAAGTGGACTTATCAAGGCAAAGAGGTAGAAAACATACCGGACGAATACGAAGGTTTTGTTTATCTCATTACTAATACGACCACTGGGCAAAAATACATAGGCAAAAAACTAGCAAAATTTAAAACTACTAAGCCACCACTAAAAGGCAAGAAAAACAAAAGACGCGGCACTAAAGAAAGCGATTGGAAAACTTACTGGGGATCCAGTGATAGACTAAACGCAGATGTTGCAGAACTAGGCGAAGACAAGTTTACAAGAGAAATATTATACCTATGTAAAGGTAGGGGCGAAATGTCCTACATAGAGGCACGAGAGCAGTTTGATAGGCGAGTACTTGAAACAGATGACTACTATAATGGTATCATTAATGTTAGAGTAGGCGGATCGGACAAACTTAAACAGGCATTGCTAGAACAACACATACAGGCAAAACATTCCAACACATAAGGTTAGCGGGCCGGATTAGAAATACCGCTGTGGAAAAAGCTCTCGTATAGAAGCACACGTACATATTGATTGACACACCAGAGTGTGGAAGCCACCAAACAAATTGGGCTCACTAGTTGATATAGATTGAATGTTGGCAGTCGAAAAACACAACACAGTTCATAAAAACCCTTTAGCATTAGGAACGAAGCGAGGGAATATTGTATACTGTAGTTTACATTATCCTGGATAATGTATATTATAATGTACATAATGTCGACGTAGGTTGGGAAAGGTCAGAGCCCATTGAACTAAGTGTATAAACAATTACCTACTTCCAAGTCTCGGCTGTGACGGACTCACATGAAGTGCCAAGATTAGATGGAACCATAAACAGGTTCCGTCTGACTGAAACAATCTACATGAAGCAATTACAATATTACTATCGTAATATTGCTTTAATTCATATCTATTACTTCTATCACGCATAATATTAAATACGAAGTAAACAGTTTGAGCGTTAGCGAAAACTTTATTCGCGTAGCGAATAATATAAATACACTTAATAAACATTCTTTAAGGATAACTCAGAAAATGCGTGTACAAGATATTATAATAGCAGAAGCAAAAGCTGATCCAGATGTAGTGGAAAAATTTGCAGGTGTAAGTGATAGTCAAAGATCTTACTATATTATGAAATGGGCTGAAGGAAAAGGTATCGATACAGATGATGCTATGGAAATGGCTGGTTATACAAAAGGATCGTATAGAGGCTATGGATCATACGATTGGCATTACAATCCACCACGTGAAAGTGTAGCAAACGAAGCACCTGTTGGGCTATTAAAACAAGTAGGACGTAAAATTGGTGCTAAAGCCGCTAGTGCAGTTGGCATGAAAGGCACAGCCGCTAAATTAAGTGGTGCCGCTGAAGTAGGTGACGAAGCAAGACAGTTAAAAGTAGCACTTCAAGGTTATGCAGGTAAAACTGGTATAAACATAAAACAAATGCAAGGTCCACAACTTGCGGCATTTTTAAAATCAAAAGGTTATCCAAATATGCACCTTCAAGGTGTACAAGGCATAATGACGCCTAAACAAATAGATCAAGCAATAATGACTGCGGCTCAAGATGCCGCAAAAGCAGACGGTGACGGTACAGCAGGAACTAGTCAAGCACCGGCACAACCTAGTGCGCCTGCCGCAGGAGCGGCTAAAGGAACTAATGTAGCAGGAAAACCTACTACAGCACAAGCACCACAAGTTGACAAAAACAAAGATGGCAAAGACGATGCTACAGGTGAGCCAATGGGTGCAAAAGTTATTCCAATGAAAAAGCCAGGAGCAGGTATTACTCCTGAAATGCAAAAACAACTAGATGCACTTACACCAACTGAGAAAAAAGTACTGGCTGGAGCAATATAATGAAACTACAAGAAGTAACAGGATTTAATTCACGTACAGCAACTATCCTTAACGAAGGATATCAAGACCTAACTGAACAACAAATACTTTATTTAGGCAAGTGGGAAAAAGAACTTTGGCCACTAGTTGAACAGTATACAAAATTAGCAGAACAAGAACTTACTAAGCAACAAGTATTAGACATCTTTAGCGGTGCTGAACAAGTTGCTATGGACAGCGGTGATAATAAAACAGTTGCAGGTAAAGTAGGTGCAGGTGCGGCGGCTGTTGCTAAACTACCTGTTGATATTGCTAAAAAGGTTGATGCTAAAATTAACGAACTAGGCAGATTAGCACAAAATGCTGGTCCAGTTAAAAACGCAGATCAAAAGTTTGAAGATCTTAAAAAACAAATTACAGCAAACAACAGTGACAGTAAAATTGTACAAGGTATACAAAAAATAAGTGACTGGGCAAAAGAAAATCCAGGTAAAGCAAGTATAGCAGTTGGTGTTCTAACTACTATGGCGGCATTTGCAGGTGGTCCAGCAGGCGGTGCGGCCGCAGGTTTAATACTACGTGCATCTAAAGATTTATTGCAAGGTGAAAAACTTTCAACAGCAGTTGGTAAGTCAGTTAAAACAGCGGCATATGGTGCTCTTGCTGGTCT